TTCGAGTAATTGCAGATATGATTTCATGCTGCATAGATGCAGCAATCAATCTCTGTAGTCAAGATACGAGGACAATCGTGCAATGATCTTGAGGAATTGGTGGTCAGGTATAGACGCAACCACTTTGCCCTCGTTGTAAATCTTTAGCTGATCTTCATGCACAAGCCAGACTGTTGGGTTCTTTAGGGCTTGTCTGCCTTCAGGTAGCTTACTCATCATATACTCCCAGAGATACTTCGACATCGTGATACAAATCCTCAAGCACTTTGATGAAGTGTCGCTCGTCGCCTGCATTAAGGCCAAGAGAAATGATGTGGTTCATGGTGTGGTCTATGTGCCTGTCGATCTTGGCTAAGACATCGTTAAAATCAGTATGGCTTGGCATTTATTCGCTCTCCACTTTGATCTGTATAATTTTACGAGTGCCGCTGCACACAGTGCATTTTTCCCAGCCGCCTTGGGTGGGATGGACTCTTCCTCCATCACCACCGCAAGCTAGACATGATTCAGTATGGAATTTCGTCGTCAATTTCTTGAATGTCATGTCGATCTTCCCATGCTTTGACTGCACGACGCAGAAACTTTTCTTTGTCAAACCTAGGATTAGTAGCTGCCAGTTCGTCAGCCACTACATGTAGGTGAGAGGGCCACGATACGAGTGGCCCAATGGTGTCTGCGATAAACTCGTAATGAGCACGAGTCATGCGAGGTGTGGTATGCATTAGAAGATTCCTTCTAGTTCTAGGTTCTCGAAGCGGTCATGCTTCATTGCTTTGGCGATTGCGTCTTCGCGATTGCGACGTGCAACGTCTGGGTTCTTGAGGTCTTGAGTATGCGTAGCCCAGTAAGTCATGGCGTTATACAAAGCCCACTTGTTGGAGCCGAGTTGCGCTTTCTCTGCTGTCCAGATAGCCAACAGATTCTCAAGCTGCTTCTCGTTGGTCTTCATCACTAGCTGCTGACGTGATGCTGTCTTGGCAATCGTTGCTTTGAAGAATGCTTCGGCCATGTGGTCAGTGACATGCACCGACATCCAGTTCTGCCACAGTTCACGGTTATTCATAAACGTGTCGAGCCCACCAGCTATCTTCTTAGCACTGCCCTCGACGTTGATTGACTGCGTGTGCTTGAAGACAGAACGGCCAGTGCCCATTGGCGTTGTGCATCCGTTGAGACACCACAAGCGCAGGCCATCTGCTGCTTGAGAGAAAGACCAGCTTGCATCATAGCTATTGAAGAAGCTGATGCGATACTGAACTATGTCGCCAACAGCAGGTTCGATGGTGATATTATTAAATAAGATTTCACCTCGAAGTTTACGACCACCCTCGATTACCTTGACCTTGAGTTTGTAGTCACTGCTAAGGTCAGACTCTTTGACTGCATCCATTAGGCTGTTGACCACATCATCGTGGCTAAGCACACGATAGCGTGAGCCATGCACACCGAGCACTTCATTGGTGTCAGTGCGCACAACAGCTTGGCTACCCTGAATAGGATTGCCTAGCTGGTCAAAAACAGGCTGTGATTCGACGGGAAATTCCCATGCTTGGGGTGTGAAGTCATACATTTTCGTTCTCCATTGCTTTGAGTGCTAGGTTCCATGCCATGCCAGCAGCAGTGACAAGGTGAGCACGATCTTCTGGGGCGTGGCGATGAATCCACTCCATGATTTCTTCCCAGTTGTCTGGTGTGTGGATAAGATTAATTGGTTTCATCTTTGTTTTCCCGTTTGATATGCCTTGCTTCAAGGTCCATTGCCTCGGCAGCTTTTAACTCCGATTCTTTGAGAGTTTCTTTGAATTGTTTGAACATCCATTTGTGTTCTTCAGGTTCAAAGTCCCTTACACAATCACGCAAACGCTGAACGTCGTTAAGCGAAAAGGTGATGTTGATTTGAACGTCGTTGATGTCAGTGTAACTGTATTTCATTTTGGTTCTCCATGAGTTGAATTGTTGAAAACATTTGCGGACAAGCCGCACACCACAATCTCACCGTAGTAAAGTCCCTAACGTGTTCCTGGCTTCCCGCCCGGCGGGACGCCGGCGGTTCTGGTCCTATCGGTTGTGAAACCCACGTTGGTTGTGAGCACCGGGCAAGGGATGCAAGGGGCAGCATGGCCCTGCTGGGGGTGTCGGGGGCAAAGCCCCTGACCGCGTAGCGTGTGAGGTCAGGAGTCGTGTGCCCTCTAGGTTCTGGCAGTTTATCCTGTGCATCCGGCGACTAGCCGGATTCTATTTCGCGCGGCGAGGGCGGCTAGGTGCCGCCCCCTGTTAGGTTATGCGCGTTTCAGTCGGGCTAGTCGCTCGGCCGGTGTTTCTGCGCGGGGCGCTGCCTTCTTCACTGGCAAGGCTTCGTAGGCTTTGCCTGTGACGCCTTCGTAGGCGCTGATCATTGCCTTGCGGAAAAGGGCAAGGTCGCGTTCCTCGCACTGCTTTGCCTCAAGCAAGGTCTGGCTGCGTGCAAGCGTGGTTTCTGCCATCGCCCGGTTATCCAGCACGGCCTGTTCGGCCTCGATAACTTTGGCGTGTTGGGCGGTCACGTCCTCTGCTTTGTAGCGTAGCAGATACTCGGCGGACTGCACGAACTGGCGGGCGATACGCTCTAGTTGGTAGTCGTTGGTGCCGAAAACAGCGGCGATATTTGCGGCTGCATCGGCTGCGAATTCCACTACATCCGAGGTGGTGGGCGCGCTGTCGATTGCGCGGGCCTCGTTGTTGATTGTCTCCATTGCCTTTGTGTCTGTGATTTGCTTAGCCATGATCTAGGTTCTCCATTTAGGGCGTTAGCCATTTCCATTTGATTTTTTCATCCCGCATCCTCCGGTCGGAAGGCGACCGAGGGGGGCGGGATGGGGACATCGAGAAGACGGGGTAGGTTCTGCTGGCATAGGATCGTGACGGGCCCCTGCTGCCAGCATTTGCCCGTGCCCGACGCAGGAGTGGCACGGAACAGCAAATGCCAGAGAAGAGAAGGGTGTCACTATCCGTCATTGCCAGCAGGTTCTACCCCGTCTACGCGAATGTCCCCGCCCCCCTCGGACGGCTTTCGTCCAGAGGATCACCTTTCATCTTGGCCTTTAGGCCACTATTTATTCTCGTCGAGCGGGGGTGCGCCCTAGGCGCAAGGGGGAGACAGGCCGTGTCTCCCCCTGCCTGCCCGGGCCTGACTAGGCCCGGTTAACAGCAGGCACATTGTATCAATGGCACGGAGTAGCATTAGCACGGCGCTAGGAATGAGCGTGGCACCCACCTCTCTGCCCAAATAAACGCGAAGAGACCCAGAAGGGGGCTCTACGCCTCACGTTTGTGCGTTGACACAGGGGTTTAGAGACGTGCTATCAACGGGGGGAGAGAGGGAGAGGGGGGCAGTTAGGAGACACTAATGAACGTTCCAGCAATGCGACCAATAACGAGAAGACAGCGTAACCTCGTGGAAGCGTATGTTGCCAACGGTGGAAACCTGACGAAAGCTGCAGAGGAAGCCGGATACGCGCCGGGCAACAGCGGAAGGACTAGCGCATGGAAAGCGATGAAGACTCCGCACGTGCAGCAATACCTGATGCAGGTGACAGCAGAGGCATTTAGTCAGCACGCAGCTATGGCTGTCGGGACAGTGGCAGGGCTGGCTAAGAACGGCAAGAGCGAGTATGTCAAGCTGCAAGCGGCACAGGATTTGCTAGACCGCGCTGGGTTCAAGCCGATAGATCGCAGCCAGATACAGGTGGCTGGCGACATCCGGGTAAGCATTGACCTTGGTTAGTTTCCCGGGAAAGTTTGCAGTAGGGTGTCCCTAGCAGGGGGGTGGGGGGAAAACCGTGCGGTTGTTGACTGTAAGTGGTCCCAGTCTCGTATTTTTTCCCCAAAAGGTCCGCTCAAAAAGTGTGGAGAAAGATATGTCAAAGTATAGTAAGAAGCCTGAAGTTGCTAAGAAGTCTGATACTAGCAAGGCTAAGGTTGCATTGAGGAGTGTTGGTCATGACACCAGCGTGGACACGCAAGGAGGGGAAGAACCCTAAAGGTGGTTTGAACGCCAAGGGGCGCGCTTCCTATAAGCAGGGGACATTGAAGCCTCCTGTTAAGAGTGGTGACAATCCTCGTCGTGCTAGTTTCTTGGCGCGCATGGGGAATATGAATGGGCCTGAGCGTGATGAGAAGGGTCGGCCGACGCGTCTTCTTCTTAGCTTAAGGGCATGGGGCGCTAGTTCCAAGGCTGATGCTAAAGCGAAGGCTAGGGCTATTAGCAAGCGGAACAAAGCAAAGAAGGATTAAGATATGTGTGGACGTAGCGCAGCCAGCATTGCTGAAGAGCGGTATCAGCAGATCAAGCCGAAGGCAGAGCCTCTTCCTTCTCTCAGCATGAGCGAGAAGAGGAAGCGCGAGCCTAAGTATGGACGTGTTCGGACTGGACAGGAGCGCCGGACCACTATGTTGAATGTGGATTATTCCAATGCCTAGCGGTAAGAATTACGTTCGCGACTATTCGATGAATGGCGAAGGTAAGTATGACAAGGCCCGTGCTGACAAGAACCGCGCTCGAAAGCGGGCTCGTTATGCACTTGAGAAGGCTGGCGTTGCTAAGAGGAACGATGGCAAGGACGTTGACCACAAGGATGGCAATCCTAAGAACAACAGCAAGTCCAACCTTCGTCTTCTAAGCAAAGCTGCCAATCGTTCTATCAAGCGCAACAAAAATGCGGGGAAAGCATAATGGCTTGGAAGATCAAGCATACGGATGATGTGTATGATGGCCCGACGCATGAGTTAGCTGGCAGGTATTACACTGGTGCTACCCGCACCGCCGAGTCCCGCCCTCTCGTTTGGTTTGAACAGAAGAAACCGATCACCCCTTCTTCTAAGCCTAAGCTGCCTAGAAAGAAGCCAGAACCAAAGCCGAAAGGCGCAACAGCATGGGATTGAGCAATGCCTAAAGGACAGAACCCGCGTCAAGGCGCGCTTGCAAAGATGGGCGCGTTGGAAACTCAGTTGAAGAATGCAACGACGCAAAGCAAGTTGCAGAAGGTAAAGAGCCTCTTCAAGGCTTATACCACTGGCTATACTGGTGAAAACGAGCCTTCTAATGTTAAGGCGATGCGCCGCAAGATCGCAATGCGACAGCAGGCTTTGCTGAAGAATGCGAACAAGATGGATACCAAGCAGGTTCCCTGATGGCTTTTTCTTCTCAGCTTTCCCGGCAAGACAGAGACTTGCTTCGCGGTATTGTGCGTAAGGTTCACTTTGCGCACGTCGAAGCTAAGCACGGCAAGGCTTTCGTCACTGACAAAGAGTGCGACAAGCTGATTGATAGCTTTGGCCCAGAGATTGCCGAGCGCATGATTCGTTTCGGTGTAGACAAAGGATTAAGATAATGCCCAAAGGAACTGGACGCCCACTAACTCTTGCTGAGCGCCGCAAGGCAAGTTCTCTTCTTCTTTCAAACCCTCGCCCCGGCACAGAGCGTGATCGTGAGTTGATGGATATGCTAGACAAGCTGAAAGAAATGAAGAAAAATTCTGCTCGCAAGAACGCGTTTAAGTATACAAAATAAGAGGATTGGGTCATGCCTAAAGGACAGAAGCCTATGGCGGGGGCTGGCCCGCTTCCTAAAACGCCAGATGGCAAAGTCCCCGGCTGGCTGCGCCGTGCTTTAAACAAGAGCACTCCAACAACCAAAGACCAAGAGACTATGCGCACTGCATCTGCCGAGTTGGATGGCAAAGAAATTGTCTATCCTACTATTCGTATGCTTGGTGGTAAGCTGCGCAAACTGGATGATGAACAAGCATTTGCTCAAGCAAGACTGCGGAAAGATTATGTTGTTGTTGGCAGCCCAGCCAAGGCAGTTGCCCTTTCTAAGCGTCTTAGTGCCAAGGTTGGCCGTGTTCGTGATATGAAATGATTGAGTTCAAATACAAACCGGATGGCGATGTCCTGAAAGACTTTATGAAGGACGATACGTTCTTCCGAGGAATACGCGGTCCGGTTGGTAGCGGTAAGTCGGTTGGCTGTTGTGTCGAGGTGTTCCGCCGCGCATTGCAGCAAGAGAAGGGCCCAGATGGCAAACGCAAAAGCCGCTGGGCCATTATTCGTAATACCAACCCGCAGCTAAGAACCACTACGATTAAGACTTGGCTTGACTGGTTCCCAGAGAATGACTGGGGCAAGTTCACTTGGTCGGTTCCTTACACCCACCATATCAAGAAGGGCGACATTGATCTTGAGGTTATCTTCTTAGCCTTAGACCGCCCTGAAGATGTCAAGAAGCTGCTGTCATTGGAATTGACAGGCATCTGGATCAATGAAGCGCGAGAGATTCCTAAAAGTATTATCGATGCCTGCACGATGCGTGTTGGCCGTTATCCTTCTATGCGTGATGGCGGTCCTTCTTGGACTGGTGTTATTGCCGATACCAACGCGCCTGAAGAAGATCATTGGTGGCCCATCATGGCTGGTGAGGTTCCAATCCCGGACCACATCCCGCGCGAACAAGCCAAGATGCTGGTGACGCCAGATAACTGGAAGTTCTTTACCCAGCCATCGGGCATGGTCGAGACGCGCAACGAAGAAGGTGAGATCGAAGGATATAAGCCTAATCCTGACGCTGAGAACCAGCGGAACATGATGAAGTCTTATTATCCAAACCTAATTCAGGGTAAGACAAAATCATGGATCGATGTTTATGTAATGAACAGGCTCGGTCATGTTCAGGACGGGAAGCCAGTGTATCCAATGTTTGCACCAGACGCTCATATCGCCAAGGAAGAAATCCCGATTGCTGCGGGGCTTCCTGTGTATGTTGGCGTAGACTTTGGCTTGACGCCAGCAGCGGCGATTGGTCAGAAAGTGCGTGGCCGCTGGTTGATCCAATCTGAGATCGTGGCCGTAGATATGGGTATTGTCAGGTTTGCCGAGGTGCTGAGAAATGAACTATCCTCACGCTTCTCTGCTTGTTCTGATGTCTATATCTATGGCGACCCTGCTGGTGACTTTAGGGCACAGACTGACGAATCAACTCCTTTTCAGATACTTCGCGGCGCTGGACTGCGCGCATTCCCTACGCACTCGAACTCGGTCGATCTTCGACTGGAAGCTGTCTCCTCTCAGCTAATGAAGATGGTTGAGGGCAAGCCTGCGTTTATTTTAGACCGTCGCTGTTCTATGCTAATCAAAGGCTTCGAGGGCGGGTATGCCTACAAGCGCATGGAGGTTAGCGGTGAACGCTACGCCGATAAGCCCGATAAGAATATGTTCAGCCACATCCACGATGCACTGCAATATCTAATGCTGGGCGCTGGTGAAGGCAGGGCGCTTATGAATAGCCAGAAGCCAGCCAAGCCTACGGTTGCCAAGCGCGACTTCGATGTGTTTAACAAGGGGCCAAAGAAGCAGCGCAGGCAAGGGCTCTGGGCGCGCCTCTAACGAATTGTGCGTTGCTATGGAAAGGTGTTCGTGCTTCCAAAGCAGTAAGCAAAAGGAGACTAGATATGTGCAGACGTTGGTTTTCAAACGATGATGCTAAAGCAGCGGAGGCAGAGGCAGCGGCCGCCCAGCGCGTAGCAGCAGAAGAAGTAAAGCAGCAAGCTATTCAAGAACGAGCGATAGCAAAGCGCGAAGATATTAGCCAAGCGCTTACTGCAAGCAGTGAGCGCAAAGGTCGTCGTGGCGGCACTGGTCGTCGCAGCATGATTATGGCTCAGTCTGGTCAGGGCTTCCTTAGTAGGTTTGGATAATGGACTCCATCGCAAAGAAATATCTCTCGAAGTATCAGAAGGCTAAAGCCTTCCGAGAAAACTGGGTGCCGTTGTTTGAGGAGTGCTATGAGTATGCGCTTCCCCAGCGTGAATCCTTTTACGCAGAAACGGCAGGCCAGCGTCGAGATGATAAAATCTTTGACGAGACTGCCGTTGTTGGCGTTCAGGAATTTGCCAGCCGTTTGCAGTATGGCATTGTTCCTAACTTTGCCCGTTGGGCTGACCTGACTTCTGGCAGCGAAGTGCCGCCAGAACAACGTGACCAAGTTGATAATGAACTGGATGAAGTCACAGAGTATGTGTTTGAAATTATCCAGAACTCAAACTTCGGCCAAGAAGTGCATGAGTCCTTCTTGGACTTGGCCGTTGGCACTGGCGTTCTTGCAGTTGAGGAGGGTGACGCACTAAACCCTATTGTCTTCTCTGCAATCCCTTTGCCGCATGTGGTTCTGGACACTGGGCCAGATGATCGCATCGACCACGTTTATCGTGAGCGCAAGAAGGTTCCGTTTGAGCATCTTCAGCTAATGTATCCCAAGGGCAAGTTTGACCCAAAGGTTATGGCTATGATGTCTACGGACAATACCACTGACGTTTTGGAAGTAGTGTGCCGTGATTACTCTAAGCGCAATGAAGAAGCGTATCTGCACTACGCTATTTGCCAGCGCACGCAGACAATCCTGCACCAAAAAGAAATGAAGGGTGTAGGCTCTAACCCGTTTGTTTGTTTCCGCTGGAGCAAATGCGCGGGTGAAGTTTATGGTCGCGGTCCACTAATTAACGCACTGTCTGCAATCAAGACAACAAACCTAACCATCGAACTTATCCTAGAGAATGCGCAGATGGCTATCTCTGGGATTTACCAGATGGAAGATGATGGCGTGATTAACCCAGATACCATTCAGTTGGTGCCGGGCTCTATCATTCCAAAGGCAATGGGGTCGTCTGGCTTGCAGCCAATCCAAGCAGCGGGGCGCTTTGATGTAGCGCAGCTTGTTCTTAGCGACATGCGCCTGAATATCAAGAAGGCGTTATACAACGACATGCTTGGCAACCCAGACAAAACGCCAGCGACTGCAACTGAGGTTGCTGAGCGCATGGCTGATCTTAGTCGTCGCATGGGCGCTGCCTTTGGTCGTCTTCAGTCTGAGTTAGTCCAGCCTGTTCTTCAGCGTGTTATCTACATCTTGAAGAAGCAGGGCCGCATTGAGGTTCCAACAGTCAATGGTCGTGAGGTAAAGATTAAGCCCACGTCGCCATTGGCGCAGGCTCAAGCTAATCAAGATATTTCAAGTGTAGCGCGTTTCCTTGAACTGGTGGGTGGTGTGTTTGGTCCTGAGATGTTGCAGCTACTTATTGACGGTGAGGAAACCGCCGTTCACCTTGCTAAGAAATTTGGTGTGCCTGAACGCTTGATTCGCGATGAAGAACAGCGTAAACAAATAGCTGCATTAGCGCAGCAGATGGCGCAGCAACAGCAAGGTATGGCAGTTGAGCAACCGCGTTAATATTGGAATCGACGGAATACAGCGCACGAAAGAGCGCGACCTACAGATTAGTATGATTGCAGCAGAACTCTTTTCCAGTCCATCTGGAAAGGAGTTTCTGCGTTATCTGCGTTCGATCACCATTGAGATGGTGCATGGGCCTAATGTGGTTTCGGAGGAGTTGCGCCATCATGAGGGTCAGCGTTATATCGTTGGCCTTATTGAGCAGCGCATCGCACATGCACACAGGAGCAAACAATGAACGACTCGCTGATTTCACAAGACACAGAAGATCAGGGCGCTTCAGCATCCGCCCTTGATTCGACGGAAGCCACTTTGGAAGGTTCAATTCCTCCTCCCACAGACCGACCGGAGTGGCTACCGGAGAAATACAGCAGCCCAGAAGAACTGGCCAAAGCATACAAGGCGCTTGAGTCTAAGCTGGGCACTAAAGAAGAAGACCTTCGCAAGTCTATCCTTGATGAACTTCAGCAAGAAGCATACGGAGATCGCCCTGAAAGCGCAGGAGATTACCAGCTTCCAGAGAATGTTGACCCTGAGTCTGCGGTTGATAGCGAACTAATGCGCTGGTGGTCAGAGCACGCATTTGAAAATGGCTACAGCCAAGAAGAGTTTCAGCAAGGCATTGAGATGTATCTTCAAGCAGTTGAGGGACAGATGCCTGACTTGGAGGCTGAAGCTGCGCGTCTTGGTGACAACGCTTCTGCCCGCGTTGAAGCTGCCAGCATGTTTGCCAGCAAGTTTTTCCCAAGCGAAGTAATGCCAGCTATTGAGCGTATGTGCGAAAGCGCAGAAGGTATTATGGCTCTTGAGATCATTATGGAAAACATGAAGGATGGTTCTTTCTCTGGGAACACTTCGAGCAGCAGTCAGATTACTGAGGCAAGCCTTCAAGAAATGATGCAGGATGATCGCTATCATAACCCTGCGCGTCGTGATCCACACTTCATCAAGCAGGTCGAAGAAGGGTTCCGTAAACTCTATGGCTAAGCCTTTGTTCAAGTATGACATTTTTGAATTCAGGAAGATGGAAGAGAAGCATGTCATTCCGTTCTGCAACAATCTAAGCCCGCAGAACCTTAGAGAGTTTCAAGTTCTCTATGAAGAAGACCCGCTTTCAAGTTTGCTTGACGCAGTAAACGATGATCTATGCCATGTAATAACTGTTGAGGGCCGCCCTGTTGCGGCCCTTGGCATTTATGAAGGCGTGATCTGGGTTATGTTTTCTCGGGACGTTAAGAAATATTGGCGTCGGTTTGTTAGAATGTCGCCTACAGTCATTAATTTCTATCACAACTTCTACGATCAGATCGATGCAATCGTGTGGGATGAACACAGTTTCATTCATAACTGGCTTGTTCATCTGGGATTTGAGCCACAGTTTATCCAAGAAGATAACCGTGGAATGCGGACGGTGCATTTTGTGCGTTGTAATTACTGGTATGGTGATGTTGATTCAGGACCATCACGGCCCGTGATGCACTGAGAGGCCCGAGAGGACACCCTCGCTGAAGTGAAGTAACGGATACCCGTTCAACAGCAACTTCTTCAAGGACAACTCAGATGGCTAACACAATCGATCAAGCCTTTATCAAACAATTCGAAACCGAAGTGCACCTTGCGTATCAGCGCATGGGCTCGAAACTGCGCAACACTGTTCGTTCGTCGAACGTAACTGGTTCGCAGGCACGCTTCCAGAAGATCGGCACTGGCACCGCATCGACCAAAACTCGCAACGGCAACGTGAGCACCATGGAACTGGCGCACACCAACGTCGAAGCAACGATGGCCGACTACTATGCAGCCGAATACATCGACAAGCTGGACGAACTGAAGATCAACATCAACGAGCGTCAGGCTGTTGCCACCTCGGCTGCTGCTGCTCTGGGTCGTCAGACCGATGCTCTGATCGTTGCAGCTATGGACGCTGGTGCAAACGCAACTCAGATCGCAGATGCAACAGGCGCTCTGGGCAAAGCAGACCTGCTGACCCTGTTCGAAACCTTTGGTTCGGCAGACATTCCAGAAGATGGCCAGCGTTACATCGCTATGTCGCCTGCTGGTTTTGCCGATCTGTTCAACATCAACGAATTCGCTTCGAGCGATTACGTTGGTCCTCAGAACCTGCCTTTCGCAGGCGGCATGACCATGAAGGAATTCTTGGGCTTCAAGATTTTCTCGACCTCGGCTGTTGCTGGCGGCAAGAACTTTGCCTACCACACCACCGCTGTTGGCTTGGGCATCAACGCCGATGTGCAGACTGAAGTGAACTATGTTCCTGAGAAGGTCGCACACCTTGCCACGTCGATGATGTCGATGGGTGCAGTTGCTATTGACAGCAACGGCATCTACGAAGTCCTCGACAACAACTAATAGGGGCGGGGGGCTTCGGCCCCCCGAACTTTCATGCGCGCAACCACTGCCATTCATATCTGCTCACGGGCGTCGATTTTAATCGGCGCTAATCCTATTTCATCTTTTGCTGAAGGAACTGTTGAAGCAGACATTGCGGAGGCAATGTATGAAGACATTGCGCGTTCTGCTTTGACCAATACCCGGTGGCGCTTTGCCACCAATCAGTTTCAGCTTAACCGCTTGGTTAATGCGCCGACTGGTCGCTTCGATGCAGCATATCAGCTTCCAAGCGATTGCTTGATGGTTAATGCTGTGACTGTTGACGAGATGCCTTTGATCTACACGATCTATGGCGACATGATTTATTGCGATGCTTCTGAGAATGATGTGGTGGTAGCTGACTACATCTTTCGCGCTGAAGAAGTGAACTGGCCTTCTTACTTCACTGTAGCTGTGGAGTATTCGATGGCTGCGGTTATGGCGCTATCTGTTGCACGAGATGGCCAGCTTGCTCAGTTAATGGAGCAAAAGGCTGCTATGCTTATGTCTCAGGCGCGTCGTCTTGACTCGCAACAGCAGACCACTCGTAAGCTAAACACATCTAAGTTTATTGCCCAAAGGCGTAGCTAATGCAGAAGATTAGGGTTCCACAAAACAGCTTTCAGTTTGGTGAGGTTAGCGGTTCCCTATCCATGCGGACTGATAGCCCTGTTTATTCTGCGTCAGCTAGTAGCTTAGAGAACATGATTGTTATGGCTGAAGGCAGCGTAAAGAAGCGCTATGGCCTAAAGTTTCTTTATGACTATGGGCTAACCTTCAATCCAACATACCCTGCCCAATCTTACTTGGTTAAGTTTGCTTTCTCGGATGATGAGCAATACTTGATTTCGATTGAGCACCAGAAGGTTCGTTGTTTTTATCTAGATCAAATCAACAATGTTGTTACGCTTGTTGATACAATTACTCTAGATACCAACTCAGACGCTCTGCCATTCGATCAGGAATACTTGCAGCAATATACGGTTGCTCAGTATGGCGACGTGATGTTTGTCTGCCATCCGTTGTTTATGCCTCGAATGATTATTCGCACTAGCCTGACTACGTTTGAAATCACGCCCTTCAGCTTTGACGAGCGGCTAGATGGTCATGTTGTATTCCAGCCGTATTCCTCATTCCAAGCGTTTGGAACTACGCTTGATCCTTCGGGCACAACTGGGATCATTGCATTAACGACTAGCAATCCACACTGGACAACAGACCATGTTGGAACTGTTGTTCGTTATGGTGATTCAGAGATTGAGATCACTACTTATATTTCCTCAACTACAGTCATTGGCAATGTTGTGGATATTTTGCGCATCCGATTGAGTATCTTAAACCCGTTCAGGACTACTGAAGGCAGCGCAACTGTTGAGGTAACTCACTTTAACCATGGCTACGGAGGCGGCGAGACTGTTATCATTGAAGATGCTGCGGCAACTGGTGGAATTAATGTTGGCAACCTTAATGGCACACGCACTGTTGCTGGCATCATTGATGAGAACACTTGGTATTTTACTGCGGGCGGCGCTGCATCTTCGTCAGAAGATGGCGGCGGTTATGTAAAGCTACAAACACATGCGCCAACTGCTGACTGGTCCGAGCAGGCTTTCTCTGCGGTTCGAGGCTATCCTGCTGCTGTAATATTCCATGAAAACCGTCTTTGTTTTGGCGGAACGATTGCTCAGCCTGACGCCGTGTGGTTGTCTAAGATTGGCAGCTTCTTTAACTTTGATGTTGGCACTGCTGCAGATGATGAGTCGATTGCTTTGGTAACTGCAACTGGTCAGGTCAATGAAATCCGCTACATGATTTCAAACCGGGACCTACAAATCTTTGGCGCGTCTTCTGAACTCTATGTTCCGACTTATCTCAATCAGGCAATCACTCCAACGAATGCCCAGATTAGAAACCAAACTCCATTTGGCTGTGAGTTTACACAGCCTGTTTCTATTGATGGGGCTACTATCTTTGTTCAGAATGGCGGGACTGTTGTTCGAGAGTATCTCTACACTGACACTGAAGATGCCTATACCTCGACAGCAATCTCAACCACAGCTTCTCATTTGATTGTCGACCCTAAGTGCATGACTGTTTCTCATGGTGCATTTGGCGGCGCTGAGTCCTATGCGTTGATGAGTAACGGCAACGGCGATCTTGCTGTCTTCAACTCAAACCGTGCTGAGCGTCGTGCATCTTGGACTCGATTTACTACTGATGGCAACTTCTGTTCTATATGTGGTATCCATGAGCGCGTCTTCGCCAATATCTGGACGCCAGATGGTCGTCTTGTGCTGTGCGAGTTTGACGGTGACATTGGATTAGATCGTTATGTCAGCGGGACAATTACTGCTAATTACTTAGATGTAAGCGCAGAGTATGATGTTGGTGATGTAGTTGATGTCGTCAATACAGATGGCACGCAATACTATGGCCAGTATACTGTTGTAGATAATGGCGGAACAGCCAGCGTTTACCTTCCTCCTTTTAGCGGAATTGCCCATGCTGGTATTGCCTTCAATGCTGTGATTGAGAGCAATCCTGTTGACGCTTCTGCTGCCAATGGCCCGGTGACTGGCGACATTCGTGGTATCTTTGGCGTCGTTGCTGACTTACGGAACACGGGTTCGGTTAAGGTAAACAATCGTGCTGTTGTTCTAAACTCTGCATTTACTGGCAAAAAAGAGATTAGGCTTCTTGGTTACGGACGTGATCCGAAAGTAACTATCAGCCAAAATGAACCCCTTCCGTTGCAGGTCAACGGCTTTGTTTCGGAGGTGATCGTATAATGGGCCCAATTACCTTAGCACTAATGGCTGGCAGCACCCTGCTTAGCGTTGGTGGCCAAATAATTGCTGGCAAAGGTGCAAAAGATGCAGCCGCATTAAACGCCTACAATATTGAAACTGAATCTTTGTTGGTTAAGGCTCAAGGTGTTGATCAAGGCAATCGCATCCGTGAGTCATTTAAGGAAACTATGGCTTCAGCAAACGCTACCTTTGCGGCATTTGGCCGTGATGTTTCCGACCCTTCTGCTCAAGCCTATCGCAAAAAAGAAATGTATACTTTGGGCAAAGACATTTCTGACATCTCTATGATGACAACTCTCAATCAACTGAAGCTGAAGCAACAAGCTATAGACGAGCGCATTCGTGGCAAAGAGGCCATGACAAGAGCGTATCTAGGTTCTGCAAAAACACTTCTTAAATTCGGCATGGATTATCAGGACTTGAAATAATGGCAGTTAAACGTAGTCAGCGACAGTTCGGAATCCAGCCTATCGGTGTAAACCGGGTAGCCCCTTATAACCAAGGTATTGCTCAAGAAGTGGTTGGCCTAGCTGACCAAATTTATTCTCGTCAATATGAGATCGCTAAAGGCGATGCTATTGAGCGAGGTGAAATTGCTGCTGCGGAAGCGCCACTGTCTTCGATTACGCAGCTTGATCCAGATACCAAAGTGCCCATGGCAATGCAGCTTGCTCAAGACATGGGTAGGTTTTCTCGTGATGCCTTTGAGCGTGCTGCTCTTCGTCGGTTTGAAGGCGCAATCGTAGACAACATTTCTGCTAAGAAATCAGAACTTATGGCGCGTCTTGGGGAATCTCCCAACGCACCAAAGCTATTTGAGAAGGCTTTCTCTGAATACCTGTCTGGCCTCAGCGGTGATGCTTCTGGTTACTATAAGCAAGTTATTGTTGACCACGGCGCTGAACATCTAAGCGATGGTCGCACTCGTTTGCATGTTGCTCAGATCAAGCGGATGCAAGCTGAAGCTAAAGCCGAAGCCGCGCGCAGACATGATGCTGCAAAGCGTAGTGCCTATGACGCTGGGTTAAGTGGTTCGCCTTTTGCTCTTGGTCAAACAACTCAAGAGTTTCGCGCTGTTGAGGCAGATGCTCAGGCTATTGGCGCAAGTGCCCCTGACGTAACGACAAAACGCGGCAAAGAAATACGTGAGTCATATTTGCGTGGCGCTGTTTCTGGCAAGATGCAAGACCCTGCATTGTCTTCTCAGGCTGGTCTTATTTATCAGGTTCTCAACGATGGGAAAAACCCTGCTCTTTATTCTCTGCTTAATGCCAAGGGCAAAGAGTTCATTGCTTCATTGGAAGTTGCTTTCGATGTAGACGAGAGAATTGACTACACAGAGATTGCAGAAACTCTAAAGCCAGAGTTTGCTGCCGCAGAAAAGAGTGCGACTTATATTTCTTCATCTATTGAGGCCCAGCAAAAACGTGATGAGGCTGCACTGAAAGCATCGGAAGAAGCTAACAAGGCCGATGCGGATGCAAGGATTGTTGAGCAAACAAAACTTAACAATGAGGGCAGTTCTTTCAGCGCAGGCTTTACTGGTGATCCACTTAGCATAATGCAAGAAAAGAAACGGCTGCTTGCATTGGATGATGGGTTAGACCCTAACTTCGTTAGTGCCGATAAATTGTTGAAGATTGAAAAGGAAACAAACGAAGGGTTAATTCAGCTTGCTAAGGGCGCTATTTCAAGAGAGATCAACAAATCCATTCAAAATGGCGCGACCAAACAAGAACTTGAAGTTTATCGTGACATCTTAAAAAACCCAGAAACAGCCGCTTCAAAAGCCGCTTTGCGTAGCTTGCTTGGACAGTCTGTTTATGATGTCGTTTCAACACAGCTTGTTTCTGTAAATGGTGACGCATTATCTGGCGCTGTTTCTGACATTCTTGCTGGCGTTGAGACTGGCATCAACCACGAGGCCAATACCTTAAAGCAAGGTATGCGCGCAGCAAAGGTTGATCTTGCTAGCCTGATACGCAGCCCCAATGCCTCTATTGAAGAAATAGACAACGCCATTGCAGGTTTCAAAAAGTCATTTCGTAGCGTTGACTCAATGCCTGAATCGCTTGGTGATCTTAAGGCACAGCGAGATCAGTTAGTTAAGTCGCGCCGCAATGAAGAGTTTGTCACGCAAGCCAACACTATTGTGACCAGCGTTAATTCTGAAAACCTAAATGAGTCTGTTTCTAGGTTGACGCGACTTGCTAGTGAGATGGACCAAGACCCAGCTACGGTTGAAAGTTTTGCTCTTCAGGCTCTTAATAAGTCTGTTTCGGAAGACGTTGCTCGTGAGATGAATTCGTTTAAGCAAGACGACCTGTCTCTTAAACAGCTTTCAAACTGGAGCGCATATCTTAGTGGGACAGACGTTAGCATTTCATTGCCGCCCGAGCAAAAAGAGTTCCTCAATGATCTGACTCAGAGAAGCGTTATCGTCAACGGCAAAGAAGTCTCTGTTGACAGAGCAGCTTTGGCGAGTTCGGTTTCTAGTGTTTACACAAAACTAAACAACAGCCGTGCTTTGACTGAGCAGTATAACAAGAAGCAGTCAGATTTTGGCTTGATTGACAAAGGCTCATATACAGTCGGCGCGTCTAAGACTGATGGGCGGATTGCTTATGAGAACATTCTCAAAGACAAGCATGGCGTTCCTCAAATATCAGACCTGATGTATAAGCCCGAACTGTCTGATAAAGATGTGGAAGTTTTAAGCGACATTATGAACAATCGCGGCATCTTGCCTGAGTCGATTGTAAGCGCAACGTCTGCATTTATGAGTGGCGGTTTGCCAGAAAGCCAAATGATGTCTTTTGCTCAAAGGGCAAATGGACTTTTGTTTTTCCAAGACTCTAACGGCAACATAAAGCTAACTGCTGGGGCCAAGCTATCGCTGGGCTCTGACGCTAGTAAGTTTACTATGATTGTTCAGGCCGTTCAGAAACTTCCGGCAGGCATGGAAGCGCAAGTAATGCAGGCTGCTATCGACCAAATTCGGCTTGTTTCGACGGACAAAGAACTGGTCAACAAGCAAGTCTATGTTGGCACAAACAAAAAGTATGAAGACCCTTCTTCTTTGGCTGCAGACTTGGAAGGCATTCGCCCAGAACAAATCAATGAGTTTGCTAACCTAGCTGTAGTAATGGCTGGCATTCCAACGCTTAACGCAAAGCTGCAGCAAAACTTGCAGAATGTTTTGGACAGTGAATACGTCCAGAACAACAATATGTATAGCGGTTGGGGCAGGGGTTCTTCGTCTAGCTTCTCGCCTGATCGATATGTTGAAGGCGGAATTGATATTGTTGAGGCATACATTCCTCAACTTATCCAAAGCAATGGCTTGGAAAATGTTTACTTTGAGCCAGCTTCGAAGGTAGCTATCGAAGATTTTTATCGTGGCGCATCTTACATTGGCGAACTTGCTGAAGATACCGCTCGAACAGTCTCTGGCAAAATGACAATCAGCGATCAGATTGCACGCGCTCGTGGCGGAGAGGGTAGGATTCTCTATGGGGAAACTTTTGACTCAACGCCAAGCAGCCCGAAGTATCAACTGCTTGTGGCTAATGAACTCGGGCTCATTGAAGCAACTGGTGTTACCTTTACTTTGCGTGACGCTTTGAAAGCAAAAGGCATAGAAATGCCCGATCTAACCAAAAAGTTTGTTCTCCCAACGAACACTGACCCGTCTGATTTTGGCGCGTTTGGTTCTGTGGCTCCAGCAGGGAATAACTAAGTATGGATGATGTCTTTCGCGAAGTCCCGGTTAAAGGCTCTGGTATCTTTGAACCAACACCTGAAACTATTGATGTAACTTATGCAGCTAACCGACGCATTAAGAGTGCCGTTGGTTATCTGTATAACAAAGCGAAATTAGACTTCACCAAAGATGATCGCCCAAAGCAATCGTTCAAACTTCAAGACGTTCCTGAGCGCCATGCTGACAGGTCTGACGACTATCTCTTTGCTACCACTCAAGAAGAGGCAGACCTTATTAGCCAAACTCTTGACCAAGAAAAAATCGACGACAAGATTTTTGCTAACGCAACATTTAGCCAAAACCTTTTTGGCGGTGCGCCAACACCAGAAGCTATTGTTCCAATGTTCCGCATTTTGAAGGGCGGCACTATGTTGGCAACGGTGGCTAATACTGCTGCCACTGCAGGCGCAACAACTGGTGGCATTGAACTCCTTCGGTCAACCATGCCCGGATTTGAACCGATTGAAGGAATGGTAAACACTGGTGGCGCTGTATTGTTTAGCGGAATGTTTGCAGCAGGTATTTCTGGCGGCTCTAAAGCTGGCGCTCTTCTTCTTTCTAACGCGCGCAATAGACTGGGTGAGCACGCTCAAACAATTACTGAGATGCGCCACTTCGAGAAGAACTACCAAATCCTCTTAGCAGAGCCGCCTGCATCACGGCCATATGCAGAGTTTACCGACATAGATATTCGGACTGGCATTCAATATGCCAACGAAGAAATTATGGGCTTAAATGCTACACTTCAAAGAATAAAGTCTGGTGCCCCAGAACTTGAGGGTGTTTCTGAAGAATCAATCCTAACAAGGATTTCTGGTTTTGAGTCTGACAAAAAGTCATACCTTGATGAACTTACTCTTCGTAGGCTCGACAAGGGTGTTGTAGATCAGATGGAAATTGATCCTTGGAATGTTGTATCAAGCATGGCTGACCCGCTTGATAAGTTAATGCCAACGTCCTTAAAGACCGTTCTTCGTGAACCGATTACGAAGAAAACGCCTAAGAAATTGGCGCAAGCGTTGAACAACTTTAAGCGAACAACGCTTGAGATTGCCAACGACTCTGCGCTTTTGCTTAACGGTCACTTGGTTGGCATGACAATTAAGCCTAGCCTTTATCAAAGATCATCTGCGCGTGTGGCAGATGTTATTGGATATGAGCGACAGCAAGCAAAACTTTGGAAAGAGGCTACTGACGCTGGGTTTGGTTCAAACATTTTGCGCAAGTTGACAAAAGCTGATGATAGCTTTGAGGCATGGCTGCGGAATGTAAACATTAAGCGCATTACTGGCGCGGCTATGACACCTCAAGAAACAAAGTCTGCCGAGTTAATGACCAAAGTGTTTGGTGATTTTGCTGAAGAGGCAGAAGCTGTTGGTGTTTTGGGTTCTCGTGACTTTGTTTCTTCGCGCGTAGCTATAAAAGAGATGCGTTTAGAGGAAGCTAGGGGAAAACTCCAAAACGCTATTTCAAAAAACTATGCAGACTCAACAGAGTATTACACTGCAAAGGTTCAGCGCCTTGAAGAAGAGGTTGATGAATTGCAAGCAAGCCTTGAGTTTATAACTAACAGCAAATTCAAGCCAACTGGCAATGGTGAGCCTTATTACACTCGCGAGTTTTTGGCCGACAAAATCTCAGAAGATGAAAAAGGCCAGAAGATGTTTCGAAAGATCATCACTGAGTATGTTCGCGAGAACCCTTTTGGTGTTGAGTATGACAACAAGAGCGGCTTGTGGAAGCCCAAGGACATGACTGGCGATCTTGAGGCACAAGATCGTTTTGTTGACTCATACATAAAATCTATAACTTCAGAGCCCGGCCAAAAGTCTTCTTCAGCGTTTAGAAGCCAACGGATGCCAAGCCGTGTTCTTAACATTCCAAACGCCAAAGTCTTGGACTTTATCAACACTGACGTAACGGACGTTATGCGTCGATACATGCTTCGAAATTCTCAAAAGGTTGAGTTTTCGAAGATGTTTGGCAACAGAACCTATGAAGACCTTATGGATGAATTGGTTGATGATCTTATCGACAACGGTATGAGTTTGAAGAAAGCAAACCAGCTTCGCAAAGAGACAACCAGTTTGTTTGAGCGAGTAACAAACGATGTTGTCTCTGACCCAACTACATTTACTAACAAAACTGTCCAGTTTTTGAAGGAGTTTACTAGCGTAAACTATCTGCAATCGTCTGGTGTAACTACTATTGGCGACGTTCCAAAGATCATTATGGAGAATGGCTTTAAGAACATTGTTCGTGGTGCTGCGTCTGCAATAGACAGCGTTGAATATCGCAAACAGTTTGGACAAATTCAGTCGGTTATTGGTGAAGCTGCTGAGTTGTCGCTTGGCACTACGCAGCTAGACACCATTGAGAACAGCAATGTCCGTGCTCTTGGCAACAAGTGGAATACGATCAAGTCAACAAGTTTTGTTTTGAACGGCCTTGGCCCAATGACTGTTGGCATGAAAACATTCACTGGCACTTTGTCCATCCATGAGTTTGCTGAAATTGCAATGAATGTATCTAAGGGCACTGCTTCGCAATATCAGTTAAACAAGGCTTTGAGATACGGCTTACCTATTTCTGCGCTTGATGAGATAGCCACAAAGGCACCTTTAACTAAAACAAAGGCTGGTCTTTTCATTGGCAACTTAGAGCAATGGGCTGAAGCTGGTGTATCTGCTGACACGATTGCTAGATTTAGGTCTGCTGTTGCTAGCAATATCCAAAACACAATCTTGTCTTCGTCGCCTGCCACTCGCTTTAAGTATGCTGATGGCAAGATATTCTTTCCAATCAAAACTGCTCGTAAGATTTTCCCTGATATTGAGGAAGACAAAAAGTTCCCGGGCTACGCTGTTATGGAAAGTGGCGTAATGACTCTGCCTTTTGTTTTCTACAACTGGCCGATGTCTGCGGCGACAAACATTATTCAATCTACTGCCCAAGGTCAGATTAAAAATGCCTTTGGTGGTTTTGCTACTATGCTCGGCTTTGGATACTTGCTGGCAAAGGCCCGCACTCCTGAGTGGGCTTGGGAAGAAATGGACTACGACCAGCGTTTCATGGCTGCTGTTGAGCGTAGCGGCATTTCCGCAATCTATGGCGACATTGCCATGACTGGTTTGCGTGCTGCTGTTCAGCTTGATCTAAACAATCCTGACAACGACTTTGTTCGCTTAGGATTCTATGGAAAACCGGGTTACGCAGAGGCTGCTGCAACTGTTCTTGGAGCCCCGGCAAGCCAGATCAAAGACTTCTTGGACATTGGCGGCAATGTTTCTCGTGGAGAATACAGCGAAGCCTTAACTAATTTTTACTACACGTTGCCGTTCACTCAATCGATGTGGTGGAAAGATCATTCTGAACAAATGATTAAGGATTTGTCTAAAAGTTTAGACTAGCATTATGTCCTAGTTACTTTGTGCGTTGATGGTTTTCTCTCTGCCGTGTCATGTCATGGCAGAGAGGTGACTTATGACAATCAATGTATCGCAGAACAACCCACGGATAGCTTACACTGCAACAGCAGGACAAACAGTCTTTGCTGTTCCGTTTGTTTTCTATGCGTCTACTGATCTGACCGTTTACATTAACGGGTCAGTTACCAGTGCTTACAGTGTTTCTGGTGGCAGCGGCGCTACTGGCAACATTACTCTAAACAGTGGCGCTACGCTGAGTGATGAAGTCGTTATTGTTCGTGACACTCCGCTTGAGCGCACCACTGATCTTACTGCAACTTACAACTCTACTTCTATCGACGACCAGCTAGACCGCATTGTGACTATGCTGGCTGACTTGGATGATCGCACCAGCCGTGCTGTTCAGGTCAACGACTATGAAGTAAACCCGCCGATTGCTCTTCCTTCTTTAGACAGCCGCAAGGGCAAAGTCCTTGGCTTTAACTCTAGCACTGGGGCTGTTGAAGCCACTTTGAATGCGGCTGAAGTCGGCACTGTTGCTTCTTTGTCTGCCGATATTTCTACGCTTGCTGCGTTAGATACAGAGATTGGCGCGCTTTACGATGTTCGCACTGCTCTTGGCAACTTGGGCGACAAGGGCTCGGACATTACCAATGTTTCGAACAACATTGCTTACGTTGAGATTGCTGCCATTGATCTAAGCGGCGATAACAATATTGGCGCTGTTGGCGCATCGATTTCCGATGTTAATGACGTAGCTGACTCGCTTGGCGAGGTTACTCTTGTTGCTGGGAAACTAGACAACATTGATACTGTTGCTCTTGGCATTTCAAATGTTGGCACGGTTGCTGGCAGCATTGCGCAAGTAAACTCTGTTGCTGGCAGTATTTCTGCTGTTAATGCTGTTAACGCATCCTTGACTCAGGTTGGCACTGTTCACACCAACATTGGCAATGTGAACTTGGTTGGCAATAGCATCGACGATGTGAATGACGTTGCTGTTCGTTTGACTGATGTTACTTCTGTTGCTGCTGAGTTGGCTGACATTGGCACTGTTGCTGGCGTTGCTAACAATGTTTCGACTGTGGCTGGTATTTCTTCTCAGGTTTCCACTGTTGCTGGAATCACTGGCGCTATTGCTACCGTAAACACTAATGCTACTAACATTAACACTGTGGCTGGTGCTGCATATAATGTCACAACGGTTGCTGGAAGCATCACTGGTGTAAACACTGTTGCAAGTAATATCTCAAACATTAATATTGTTGCTGGCAATATAGGTCCTATTTCTAATGTTGCTTTCTTTGAGGCTGCGATTACAAATGTTTCTTCAAATCTTGAAGACATTATTATTGCAACTGACAACCTTACTGACATCTCAACTGTTGCTGACAACACTGCTACAATCACATCTGTGGCCAGCAACATTAGCAATGTTAATTCTGTAAACTCTAACTCAACAAACATTAACGCTGTCGCTGCGATCACTTCGGACATAACTTCTGTAGTTACTAATATAGCTGCAATTATTGACGCTGAGTCTAATGCTGCTGCTGCTGCATCTAGTGCTACTGCTGCTGCGTCTAGTGCTACTGCGGCTTCTTCTTCTGCATCTGCGGCTGCTACTTCAGAAACAAATGCGGCATCTAGCGCAACATCTGCTGCATCTTCAGCAGCAACGGCAACGACTGCTGCTAGTGTTGCAGCTAATGAAGCTATTTCACTGATTGAAAGCCTGTCTTACTTGCAGGATTTTGGATTGATTACTGACGCGGCAGGAACAACCGCCGACTATGGGAGCATCGCAGCATGACCACTCAAATTAAACGACGCCGTGGGACTACTCTTCAGCATTCTACTTTTGCTGGCGCTGAAGCTGAGATCACGATTGATACTGATAAGAATACTGTAGTTGTCCACGATGGCTCTACGGCTGGCGGGCATCCTTTGGCCAAAGCATCTGAGGTTGTTGCCAAGGCTGGCGATACCATGACTGGTAACTTGTCCTTCGGTGACAACGACAAAGCCACATTCGGCGATGGGGCTGACCTACAGATTTACCATGATGGGTCGAATAGTTATGTCAGAGACAATGGTGATGGAAACCTTCGTATAACGTCCGACAGTCAGGTGTTTATTGCAAAGCATAACGATGAGAATATGCTTCGTGCTACAGCAGATGGCGCTGTTGATCTGTATTACGATGGTTCCTCCAAACTCGCCACCACCAACACAGGCGTAGACGTCACTGGCACTATCACCAGCGATGGGCTGACTGTAAATGGGGCTGCAACTACTGACAGTTTTGATCTAGCAGCCATCGCCGCTTCCAAAGCCGACACTGCCGTTGACGTATTCGTTTACGACACCTCGAAGGACAGCGACGGTGGTGCATGGCGTAAGCGCACGCAAGCTACAAGCTGGTATAACGAGACCTTGAACACTGCGACCCGTGGTTCTCGCCGTGAGTTCCCTGCGGTTGCTGTGATTGTGGCTGAGGCTGATCAGATTGTTATTTATGATGGTGATGATCCTGCGCTACCGATGTGGATGATATTCCTAGGTGGCAGTATTGCTCGCATGGCTCACATTAATGGTGGGTCTTATACTCCAACTTCCGTGATGATGAAGAACGGTCACTTGGTCACTGGAAACTCTTTGCGTGGAATTATCGACATATCTTTTGCCTCAGACACGGCACTGATGTATCGTGAAAGCACCGCAGCGACTGTTTCTGGATACAGGAGTGGTGGCATCGTAAGTCGCAATGTGTCTGATATTGATCTTTGGGATGGCACTGATCCATTTGGTGCTATCATTAACGACACAGTCAACGACGTAGCCATGACCGTGCTACCCAACGCCCCGATTGACCCTGCGACTGGGCTTCCTGTGCCTACGATTGCAGTGGCGACGGCTGGCGGCGTGAGTGTGATTAAGGATGATGGGACGGTTGTTGATATTACAAGGACATCATCTGCTCAAACAGCCAGTGTAGACTTTAATAATGGTTACCTTGTTATTGGAAATTCTAATGTTGGTGCTGTTTGGTATTATGATTACATCCCATCTTCAGACGAAACTATATCTCCATCAAACGGACATATTGAATATTACGATAGTGGATTTAGTAATGACGACACGCCAGCCTATTTAGGCTATTTAAACACCAAGACGGCGGGTACATACATCGGAACGACAGGTGCTAACGATGCAGGGCTGACTGCCGTAGACTTTAACCCTGCTGACTACAGCAAAAGCAGCACAGCTTGGATTACCTCCGACTACAACACAGGCTGGATGAACGGCGACATCAAGGGTGCCTTCCTGTCCGATACCGATGACACCGATCTGGTTGGTAGTGAGTTGGTGACGAATGGGGATTTTAGTTCTGCGTTATCAGGTACTTGGACAACTGATCTTGGGAGTTCTTCGGGTGGAACTGTTGCCATCGTAAGCGGGGAACTTGTTATAACACAAGGCACAAACTCTGTGTGGATGGGTGCTTGGCAAAGCCTAGATGTCACAGGCATAGATACAGTTACCATTTCTGCACAGCGTACTGCCGTAGATGTAGGTACCGCAAGAGTCGGCTTGGCAACAGGATCAGGGGCTAGTTCTTCTACTCCAAACATAGGTTACTTAGAGTTTACTGGTACTACCACTGGTACCAAGGCCGTTACTATTGACGTGAGTTCATACACAACTGTTTATCTGTCTATTCGGGAAGGTTCTGGCGCTGGCGATTCGTCTACATTAGACAACATCTCAGTACGCCTAGCAGACGAAGATCGCAGCGTGAACGGCAATGGCTTACAGGTGTTTGGCACTGTGACCCGCACCCCCGTGGCAACGGGCGCTGATCTGGTGGCCTACAGTGGGTTCTCTACCAGCAACTACCTTGAGCAGCCGTATAACTCGGACCTTGATTTTGGGACGGGTGACTTCTGTTATATGGGTTGGTTTAAAACCAATGGCACCGGTATAACGATGTTTGAACGGTGCAATTCCCCTAGAAGCGGCAATGGTATGACTGTTTATATGGATGGGACGGGTAAG